CTTGAGCATCGAGAGGACGGATTTGCTATCACGGTCGGCCTGATGGAGTACATATCCGGCTGGTCGGCGTTGGAGATACTTTACTGGCTTAACGAAAAACAAGCGATACCAAGGAGATACGACAATGCGAGAAGGCAATGAAGACAACAAGCCTCATTTGTGCGTGCCGACGTTGGACGGAAATGCCCACGTAATTCCAACGGAAGTGTTCGACAAGATCATTTCTGGTGAAATGAAAATCACCGACATGGAGGATTGGGAAATCATCACCAGGACAGCCTTTTCGGAATGGCTGCGAGGATTGGAAACAACAGCAAAAGCAAGAGTTTACAAAGCTGCCGTTGATCAGCTTGCCGACTCGATGGCTGCGGGAGCATGGCAAGACGGGCCCGCACCGAAGGACGGATCGCACATACTCGCGTTGTTTCATGGCGATCCATATGTCGTGTATTGGGATTCGTGGCCAACCGGCGAAACGATTCCAGGCGAAGGGACCTATATTGACGGCGAAGAAAGCGGTTGGATCATCGCCAGAAATGGAGACGCTTTGATTGATGACGAGCCGGAAAAGTGGGCCCGGATCATTCATCCAAACCGACACATGCCGGCGTCATGGGATGGGCCCGGAGATGAGCGTTAGGAAATGTACATCTGGGAAGGCGCTCGTCGCAGCAAACATGGCCACCATCCCATCCATCTGTCGTTTCGACGAGGGAGCTGTCGCATGACCATGGCATTCCGGTGCGGCGGAGGGTGGGTAGTCGTGACATCGCGGCGATTCGAGATGGCGGCGCGTGGCCGCCGGCGGTCGACTGCGGTCTGCGGGAGGGCCCGCACGCCCTCCCGCACTTCCCGGGAGATCGCATGATGACCATCCCCTGGTCGGAGGCGCTGGTGTGCGCCGAGACGACATGCCTGACGCTCTTCTGGCAGCGTGAGTATCCCGACGCGCGCTGCCCGCTCTGCGGCTCGGAGGCGATCCATCTCGCCGCTTCCGAGGCCCGCCGCGCCACGCTGCAGGCCTGCAAAGAGTTCGACGAGACGCTCGGCGAGCTCGTCGAGAGGATGAGGTCGGTGGCGTGACGATCCCGCTCCAGGGCAGCGACTACTTCCAGGTCAGGCCCGGAGACTGGACGCTGCCGGAGTCGGCCACGCTGCCGAACGGCGAGCAGCTCGGCGGCGCGCGCGCCCGCCTCTACTGGCTCCTCCGCTGGACCGCCGAGCGCGGTTTCAGCTTCGCGATCGGGCGCCACCCGGGGCCGAAGGGCTGGGTGCCAGCGCACGTCTGCAAGGAGCCGTGGAGCGGCGGCGGGGCCGGCGACCGGAGGCTCCGTGATCTGCGCGAGCGAGGCGTGAAGATCGAGTCGCAGCGCTTCGTGACGCCTGCCGGCGAACGTACGTCCACCTGGCTCTGGCGGTGGACCGGCGACCCGGAACCAGGCCAGGCACGCGCCGAGACACCACCGGCGCGGCTCGTCTTCCAGACCTCGATCGGATGCCCAGCGTACGCCCCGGGCTGGGTGAAGTGGGAAGTCTCTCCCGGGAGCGGCCACGTGCTCGCCCCCTCCGCGCAGCTCCAGACGCTCGTCATCCGGGGGCAGCTCTCGGCCGCCGAGGCGACGAAGATCTACCTCGAAACCCTCCGCACGAAGTACCTCGACGGGAAGTTCCGGGGGGTGCTTTCGACCCCTCAGGCGGTCCTCTGGATCCGCCCCGAAGTCGCCCTCGACCCCCTCCCGACGCTCTCGGAAATCCTCCAGAAATGCGGCGCGAGGGTGTCCTCAAAACAGGACTGACACCGCGAACATAAACGGACTCAAAAACCCAGGTTTATGGCGAGATCATCACTGATTCGGAACCGAAAATTCGTCGAGCTCGCGCACGTGCTCCGAAGCGAGGCTCTGGCGATGGGTCATCTCGAGCTTCTGTGGCAGGCGCAGTACGAGCTCGGGGACGCCGTGATCGGCTCCGCGGCCGTCCTCGAGCACCACGCCTGCTGGCGCGGGAAGCGCGGGCGACTCGCGGAAATCCTTGTCTCCATTGGCTTTGTGGACGTGGACGGAAACGGGGTGCACTCCGTCCACGACTTCTGGACCCACGTGCCGGACTACGTCCGCCGGAAGCACCGCCGGGAAAAGTCGCGGCAGGAAGCCGGTGCAACCTACCTGACCGGTGACCGGTCATTGACCGGTCAATGCCCAGCCAGTGACCGGTCAATGACCGGTCAGTGCCCGGTCAATGACCAGCCAGTGACCGCATATACCCTATCCGTACCCGTACCCGTACCCCTAGAAGATAAAGACGTTTGCTCGGAGCCGAAAAATCGGCTCCAAGCAGGCCAGGCAGAAAACGACGAGAGTCCCCCCACTACCCAGCCTGCGGAAGCCACGCCCGAGGCGGGCAAGATCCACCTGCAGCTCCCCTGCATCGGCAAGCAGAAGACCTGGTCCCTCGACGACGCCGAGCTCGCCACGCTCGAGGCGCTCTACCCGGAGCTCGATGTCATCGAGATGGCCCGGAAGGCTCAGCGCTGGCTCGAGGCCAACCCCACCCGGAAGAAGACCCATCGCGGCACCCGGCGATTCCTCCACACGTGGATCGCCAAGGACGTGGACGCCGGAAGAGCCATCCGACTCGACGCGCCGGCGCCGGGAGGCAACGGCAACGGTACGACGAAGCCTGAGCGGTTCGTAGGCAAGCCGAACTACGACGGCTCGGAAGTTTGGGATGGGCGCGAATACGTGCCCCGCGATGAATTCCGCCGCCGCTTCCCGGAAATCGAGATTCCACCCTCGCCCTTTGAGGTCGAAGAGAAGGCCAACCGATGAGCAGCGGCATGAGCCCCCGCGACACCGCCGAAAGGTTCGCGCTTTCCGCGGCGCTCCGTTACCCGGATCTGGCCGAGGAGGCGGGGCTCACCGCGCGCGACTTCACCTCGGGTGATCTCGGCCTCGCCTGGGAGGCTCTCGAGCGGGTGCCGTTCCGCGACGAGGCGGGGCGGCTGCCGGTGGCGCACCTGGCTGCGGAGTCGGGGGTGGCGGTCGAAGCGCTCGCCGAGGCGCTCCGCTGCGCCATCTTCGCTCCTGACCAGGCGCGGCACTGGTGGGCCCGGCTCCGCGACCTCTCGACCTCGGAGCGCCTCGCCGCCGAGCTGGTGGCGCTCGCGCGCAAGCAGGCGCCTGGCGACGACCGCACGGGATCGCTCCTCGCCGAGCTCGAGCAGGTCACTCGGCGGTACTCCGGCGAGGAGGTGGAGCGTGAGGTCCGCACCCTCGCCGATCTCGCCGCCGACTACGTTGCCGAGCGCTCCGCGGAGCTCCGACTCGGGCGGCGGGTCGGGGTGGTCACCGGTCTGCGGGCGATCGACGACTGGATGGGCGGCCTCAACCCCGGAGAGCTCTCCACCCTCGCCGCCGCGGGCGGTGCTGGGAAGAGCACCTTCGTGCTCGACATCGCCCGCCGGGTGGCCGATCAGGGTGGCACGGTGCTCGTCTTCGCCGCCGAGATGACCGCCCGCCAGATCGGGCAGCGGGAGGTCCACGGCGAGCTCGGCCGCCCGGTGTCGGATCGCCTCGTCGGCGCGGTGGATCTCGCCGAGGCGCTCGCGCGGATCCAGGGCACGGAGTACGCGGGGCGCGTCGTGGTGGACACCCGCACCCGCCTCGCGGCGACGCAGGTGCTCGCCACCGCCCGCCGGGTGCAGGCGCAGCGCGGGCTCGCGCTCCTGGTCTTCGACCACCTCGGTCACTGGGATCCGAAGGTCCGCGGCAACGAGCAGGAGCAGCTCGCCGCGGCGATCGTCCAGGCGAAGGATCTCGCGAAGATCCTCGACGTCCCGTTCGTGATGCTCTGCCACTTCTCGCGGGCCCGGCGGGAGGCGACGCGGCCGACGATGGAGATCATCCGCGGCACCGGCAAGATCGACGACGTCAGCGACAACATCTTCGCGCTCTGGCGCCCGGATCTCGAGCGCACGGAGCTCCACCTGCTCAAGTGCCGTCAGACCGGGCAACAGAACCGGGCGATGCGGCTCTCCTACTCGCTCTTCCGGCAGCAGTTCAGCGAGGAGGAGGAGATCTTCTTCGGTTCGTCCGCGCCGCCTCCGGCCCGGGCGCACCGGCCGCGCGAGGCGGCGGAGGCGCCGTTCTGATGGGCGCGCGGGAGCTGGCGCTGCAGAGCGTCGCCGAGGCGGGCGAGTCGTTCGTGGAGCTCCGGGTGCTGCCGCTCGCCGCGGAGGAGCTGCGGGAGGCGGTGGCCGTCGGCCAGGCGGTGGCGCGGGCCGCCGAGTACGTCGCGGAGGGGCTCTCGCTCGTCACCGCGAAGCTCGCCGCCTGGTACGAGTGGCGCGACGCGACGAGGCTCGACGAGGAGACGGAGCGGATGCTCTACGGGGCGACGGCGCGCGAGCTCGCGGCGCAGCGCTGGGAGGCGGAGTGGCAGCGCGAGATGCGCGAGATCGCCCGCGACTGCGCCGAGGTGCGCGACTGGCTCATCGCCGACCATCCGGAGATCGCGCTCGAGCTCGGTCTCGTGAAACCGCCGCCGCGGCCGGCCGCGCCGCCGCCGGTGGCCTGGACGACTGGGAAGGGAGGGATCCCGCTGTGAGATGCACGAGCCATCCGCCGGGCACGCTGCTCTGCTCCTGCGGCTACGAGCTGACCCCCTGGCCGCTCGCGGTCGATCTCGCCGCCGGCGCGAAGCACGACTGGGACCAGGCGCGCCTGGAGCTCGAGTGGGGCTACTGGACGCACCATGAGCGCGAGCTCTACACGGATCTGTTTCAGGCCGCCAAGCCGCACGAGACGGCGCCGCTCGAGGCCGCCCGGTGGGCCGCTGGGAGGATGCTCTTCCTCCGGCCGTACCTCCGCCGCGCCCTCGAGCGCGCCTCCGGTTTCGTGGCGCAGGCCACGGGAGGGAAGAAGCGATGAGGACCGATTTTCGCTGCGTCTACTGCGGGCGTGAGTACCATCTCGCGTACGAGGAGGACGAGAGCCAGCTCGACGAGGTCGATCGCGAAGCTTGCCCGTTCTGCTCCCAGCTCTACTGGGACGGCTACCTCGCCCGCCGGCGGATGCTCCCGATGGAGCTCTGCCCGTGGGAAGACAACCGCCGCGACATCGTCGCCGTCCTCGGCCCGCACGGCGACAGCGCCGCCAAGTGCCCCTGGTGCACCGGCTGGGCAGACATGGAGCAGGTGCTGTTCGGGAGGGCGCGGTGACTCCCGTGGGCACGCTCCTCGCCGTGATCGCCGTCCTGGTCTACTTCGCGTTGCCGGACGTGGCGGAACCTCGGAAGAAGTGAGGATCTGCCGATGATCGGCCACGCGCTCGCCCTCGCCTCCCTGCTCGCGGTCATGCCGCTCCAGCCACACTACGCCTCCTGGACGATCACGCCTCCGCCACCGCCACCGCCGCTCGCGCCGCCGGACTACGAGCCGTGGCGGTTGGACTGGGTGCACGCCCGCCTCTCGGCCCCGCAGGCGGTCACGCCGCGCGTGACGGTCCTCTACTGGCGCGGCCCGCAGTACGGCTGGGTCCACTACCGCGCCCCGATCCGCGAGCCGTTCGCGGCGGGGCAGGAGCGCGTGCTTTCGCGCGAGGTGCCGTTCGATGTCCCCGGCCCAGTGATCTTCGTTGCCTGGTACGACTGCCCCGACGGCCGGCAGCACTCCGTCGTCGGCGCAATCCCGCGCCCCGGCGAGGAGCTGCCCCCCGGCGTGACCCAGTTCGCGGAGATGCACACCGGCCCGATCTGCGAGCCGCTGAACACGCTCTTCCGCGATGGCTTCGAGAGCGGCGGGCTGACCAGGTGGGCTGGCTGGAGGAGCGGGCGCTGATGGCCGGCAAGAAGCAGGAGCGGTTCTACCGGATCGCCCGGGCGAAGGCGATCCTCCAACTCGCGAAGGACGGCCTCTCGCCGGTCGAGATCGCCAATCTGCGCGTCGGCGATCTGCGGCGGAGCATCCTCACGGGCGAGATCGGCGCCGTCTCCTTCGCCCGCCGGCATGGCTGCTCGCCAGTCATGTCAAAACGCCAGTACTGGGTCGTCCTCTCGCCGGCTACGGTGACGGCACTCCAGCCCTTGCTGCTCGGCGAGACTGACCCCGCGCGCCCGCTCTTCCCATCGCAGCGCCATGGCCGCGGGCACATGGCGCGGGAATCGGTGCGGCGGCTGATCCGCCACGCCCAGGCAACGCTCGAGGAGGTTTCATGATCGCCGGCAACGCACTCCCGTCCTGGTTCATCCTCCCGCCCGAGGGCACGGTCGTGGAGCCCGCGCCCCCACCGCGCGCGACGGCTCTCTACCTCCGCACGACCCCGGCCGACGGCCGGGGCGGGGAGGAGGAGATCCTCGCCCGGATGCGGGCCCGGGCAGCCGAGCTCGGCCTCGTGGTGGACCGCGAGTACCTCGACCTCCAGACGCCGCGCTTCCATCCGGAGCTCAACCGGCTCTCGGCGGCCGTGGACGCCGGCGAGATCGGCGTGATCGTGGCGCTCAACGAGGCGCAGCTCTTCGCAGGCACCTTCACGCAGGCGCACTTCGGGGCTAGGATCCTCGAGCAGGGGGTGCGCGTCGTGACCGTGGACACCGGATGGGACACCGAGGACGTCGTCGCCCGGACGGAGTTCGTGACGGTCGTCGGCTTCCAGCGGCGGATCAAGCACCTCCAGGGAGTCGCCGCCGGCAAGGTGGGGCAGGCAGAGCACCCCTCCCTGCCACCCCGACAGCCAAAGGCCTGGGTCAACCCAGAGGAAGTGCTCGACCTGATCCACGCTGGCCACTCGGTCTACGGGATCCACAAGGAGCTCGCGGCCCGTGGCTGCCACACCAGCCGCCTGACGATCGTCCAGATCGCCAACCGCCTGCGCGGGGAGGGACGGATCGACACCCGCCGCCGCGCCGAGGGGGAGGGGAGGCTCCTCGCCGCCGGGAAGCGGGTCCGTCACACCGTCCGCTGGCCCGACACCACCGACGCCGAGCTCGAGGAGATCGTCCGGCGGAACGAGAGCACCGAGGAGGCCTCCGTCCGGCTGGCTGCGGCCGGGAAGGAGATCCCGGGCAGCGTCATCGGCGATCGGATGCGCCGCGCCTGGAAGGCCGGGAGGATTTCGCCTCGCCCTGTGGAGTACCTGATCTCGCGAGGCATCATCAGCGGGGCGGAGGGGGGGGTGGGGTCGCAGAAAATCGTGCGCGGCGGGCGCGAGGTGTGGCAGCGACGGCGCCGGCGGAAGGCGAAGTCGGGGTGGAAGGCAGCCGCCGAGCGGCGCGAGAAGGCGAAAACGGCCGCCCGCGAGGCCGCGATGCGCGCGGCGATTTCCACAGGGTTATCAACAGGCGAGGTCTGATAAGCACCATTATGTCAACCTGTAAGTGTTGCAAACAAAGGACAAGCGGTTTCCGAGGCAGTTATCAGGACGCCGAAACGGCCGATCTGGGACAGATTGTCCCGTTCCGGTCATCGCGCCACTCGGCACCATGTGGGACAAAATGTCCCGATCGAGATTTTCTCCACAGGCGTAACGGGGAGCCCTGAAAGCGCACCCTCCCCCATCGAGCAAACCCCGACCGGCCCGGCAGCGACATTCTCCCGCTGGAACGAAATCCAATCCGTTCCCCCCCGGAGTAAAACCCCGCTCGCGGGCCGAAAAGACGGCGTAAAACGGCGGAAATGAAAACGGGCGACTGCGGCAAACGCCCGAAAACCAACGGCTTCCGCCGTTTACGCCTTCCTTGCGCCTCCAGAGGCTCCCCTGTCCTATAGCTAGGTCAGCTCGCGGACGCCATCGAGGAGAGAGCGCAGAGCGCCGGGGATGTCCGGCCGCTTCTTCGCGGCCCGTGGCCGCAGCGGCGGGCGCTTGACGAGCAGCCGGGCGATCTGCCGGTCGGAGGTGTGCAGGTAGACCTGCGTGGCCGCGAGGCTCTTGTGGCGGAGCCGATCCTGCACGGCGCGGATCGGCCACCCCGCGGCGAGCATGTGGGTCGCCGCCGAGTGCCGCAGCAGGTGGCTGGTCAGCTTCCGGCCCCTCGGCTCGACGCCGCGCACCTTGCAGAAGCGACGCCAGCGGGCGGAGTAGAAGTTCGTGGATTGCTGGAAGTCGGGGCCGGTCGGCCCGGGGAAGAGATACGGCCCGTCGCCGAGCCGCGGCCGCTCGAGCAGGTAGGCCCCGAGCATGCGGCTCGTCTCCTGGTCGAGGAGCTGCCGCTGATCGCTGCGGGCCCACTTCGCCCGGCTGAGGAGGACGGAGTAGCACCGCTCCTCCTCGTGCCAGATCACGTCATCCGTCCGCAGCGCGCGCACCTCGGAGCTCCGGAGCGCCCCGGCGTACTGCACCGTGAACTGCACGTGGTCGATCAGCTCGCGGCCGTCCACGGGCGCGGAGAGCGGCTTCTCCGGCGTGCCCCAGAAGAGCTGGCGGACCTCCGTCGTCGAGAGCGGGCGCGACTCCGTCTGGTAGCGCCGCGGCCCGCGCATCTCGGCCAGCGGGTTCGACGGCAGCCGCCCGTGGCCGACCAGGTAGCGGCAGAACGCCCGGAGCGCCACCAGGTAGAGCGCCACCGTCGAGGGCGCGTGCCCGCTGATCGCCTTCTTCTTCAGCCACCGCTCGACCGTCAGCCGGTCGAACCGCGTGAAGTCGATCGCCCCATCCACCCCGGTGAGCGCCTCCCGGACGTCCTTGTCGCCGAGGAACGCCCGCATCGTCTGGCGGTACGAGAAGCAGGTGTTTACGGCGAGCCCGGCCACGTACTGCGAGTAGCCGAGCCACCCCTCTACCTCCGCCGGTAGCGAAACTCGTGGGCTTTCTAGGACAAGTCGGAAGCTCGGCTCACCGCGAGATCGCCCTACAACCACGCGGGATTGCGGCTTCTTTTCCATTTTCCCGCCCTTCCGGGGCTTGCCATCCTGCGCACGGTGTGCATGGGCGGTATCCATGCCCCGAGTGTACCGGATGGCGAAGAGGAGACCAGGTGGGCGAAAGCCGAGGCGGGAGTACACCATGTCGGCGGCCGCGCGGGCGCAGCGCCGGGCCGCCGCCTGGAAGACCGGCCAGTACGCCGCGACCGCCGTCGCCCAGGCCTTCCCCCCATGCAAGCGGAGCACCTGCCCGATGACCGACCCGAACGAGAAGGCCAACTGCGCGATCAAGCGGCAGGTCGAATCCGATGGCTCCGCGCTCGCCGCCTGCCCGGTGGCGCTCGTCTACTCGCCAGACGTCCGCGAGCGCTACGTCGCGGCCATCGAGAACGGGGAAGCCAAGGGCCTCGCCGAGCTCGCCGGGACGGCGCTCGCCGCCATGCAGCAGCTCGCCGGGCAGGAGCTCGCCAAGGTGCAGACCGAGGGCCTCGCAGTCGAGGCGGAGATCTTCGGCCCGGACGGAGACACCCTCCGGCAACTGCGCGCCAACCCCCGCGCCGAGCCGCTGCTCAAGCTCCTCGACATGCTCGGCTTCTCGGCCACCCACCAGGCGATCACCCCGCGCGCCACCGCCGAGCGGAAGGCCGACGAGGGGATCGGCTCGATCGCCGACTTCCTCCAGCGCCGCCGCCAGCTCGCCGCCGCCGCGGCGCTGGAAGGGGGAGCCGATGGCTGAGCGCCGCCAGCTCCTCCACCCGGACATCGAGCCCGCCATCGACGCCTGGCTCGCCGCCCGGGGGCTGACCTGGCGGGCGCTCGAGCGCGGCGACGTGAAGCTCGGCGACCAGCTCCTGACCGCGAGCGACATCCAGCTCATGGTCATCCTGGCCGACCCGGTCTACTTCGTGGAGAGCTTCTTCGTCGAGCGCGACGGCCCCCGCGCCGGCCACCCGTGGGAGCTCTGGCCGTACCAGCGGCAGTCGATGCGCTACCGTGGGAGCACCGTCCACGAGTGCGGCGCCGAGGTCGGCAAGTCGCGCGAGATCCTCGGCCTCGCCGTCTGGTGGCTCCTCGGCTGCGGCCCGCGGAGCCGCGGCGACCAGCTCATCTGCGCGAGCCAGGACGGCCACCTCGAGTCGCTCCACGTCGAGCTCGTCCACCAGCTCCGCGCCACCCCGCACCTCGCGGCGCAGATCGATTGGGACCGGAGCAAGGTCAAGCCGTACCGCGTCCTCGTCGCCAAGAACGGCAACCGCCTCGAGATGCGCCCCGCCGGCTACGACGGCGAAGCGCTCCGCGGCCTCCACGTCGGGCTCGCCGCCTACTTCGACGAAGCCGCCAAGGTGAAGAACCCCCGCTGCTTCGACGAGTTCTTCCGCGCGGTCAAGCCCGGCGCCGAGACCCGCATCTACTCCACCCCCGACGGCGACCGCTCCTCCGTCTTCTTCCGCCTCTGCAACCAGGCGCCCGCCGTGCCCATCCGCACGGCCGAGCCCCCTCCCACCCCGGGGCGGTCTCTCTCCGCCGCCCCGGGGCCTTTTTCCCCCCCCGCCGACGGGAAGGCCATCCGCTTCCGGTGGCCGAAGACCCTCATGCCCCCGCCCTACTGGACGGAGGAGCGGCGCCGTCAGCTCATCGACCGCTACGGCGGGGTGGACTCGCCCGGCTACCAGCAGCTCGTCCTCGGCAACTGGGGCGACCCGGCCGCGACTGTCTTCCCGTGGGAGCAGTTCGTGGCGCGCGTGCGGCACGTGAGCGAGTACCTCGTCGCCCGGCTGCTCTGGAACGCCCCGCAGCGCACCGTGCAGGTGAGCGTCTCCCGGCTCGACCCGACCTACCAGATCGGCGCGCGGACCGGCGACGAAGCCGCAACCGGCCCGCAGCCGCTCCTGCCCGTGCTCGACCGCGAGCTCGACGCCGCCAACTTCGACCTCGCCGGGCTGCTCACCTCGATCTTCCAGCCGCTCCCCGGGCACCTCGTCGCCGGGATCGACTGCGGCGCCTCCGACGACCCGACCGAGATCCTCCTCTGGGAGACCCGCGGCGAGCTCGCACGCTGCGTCGCCCGGCTCCAGCTCAAGCGGTTCGACTACCCGGCGCAGCGAACCGCCGTGCGCGTCCTCGACCAGCTCTTCCGCCCCTCCCACGGCTGGGGGCTCGACGCCACCGGCGTCGGCTCCGCCCTCGAGCACCTGCTCCGCGAGGGGGAGGAAGGCTGGAGCCTCGACGGCCGGGTGACCGGCTACGTCTTCAACGCCCGCGTCGCCGACCGCAACCCCGAGACCGGCGAGGCGATCGAAGACCCCGCCACCGGCCGCTTCCGGCAGGTCTCCGCCAAGGAGATGGCGACCCGCATCCTCGAGCAGCGGATCCAGCGGGCGCGGATCGAGTTCCCGGCCGATCCGGAGTTCCTCTCCCAGTTCCCGAGCCACACCGCCGAGGTCGGCTCCTCCGGCCAGCGCGTCTTCCGCAACACCGGCGACCACATCATCGACGCCTCCCGCGTCGCGATGCTCCGCCTCTTCGACCTCGAGCACGGCGACGGAGCCGTCGCCCCGGTGCTCTTCCAAGTTCCCCGCGGCCTCGGCCGCCGTCCCGCCATGGAGGCCTTCGCATGAGAGTGACCATCGCCGAGGGAGCGACGACGAGCTCCTCGATCGACCTGTCGCAGAGCACCTTCACCGCGCTCCTGATCCCCGACGGCTTCACCGGCGCCACGATCACCTTCCTCGCCGCGGTGGACGGCGAGACCTGGAAGGCGGTCGTGGACGACACCGGCGCGGCCGTGTCGATCACCGCCACGGACGACCGCTGGGTCGCGCTCTCCGGCGCGGTGGCCGCGAAGCTCGCGCCGTTCCGGTTCCTCAAGCTCGTCTCGGCGAGCGAGGAGGAGGCGGCCCGCACGATCCGCTTCGCCGTGAGGCCGCGATGATCGGCGTGGACGAGACCATGCTGCTGCTCTGGACCGAGAGCTGGAGCGGCAACGAGCTGCCGCCGGACGTCCTCCTGGTGGACGACACCTCGGGCACCGACTACTACGCCCCGGACGACACGACCACCGACGCGCTGGTGGTGGAGGACTGACGATGCGACGACTGCCGATCTACCTGCTCGCCCTCGCGCTCGCCGCCGCGCCAGCGCTCACCCAGACGCCAGTGCGTCTGCCGGACCTCGACGCCGCGACCACGCCGCTCGGCGACGACGACCTCTTCCTCGTTCGCCAGGACGGCGAGACGCGCGACGAGAAGGTCACATGGGCCAACGTCCGCGCCAGCCTCCAGGACGCCCTCGTCCTCGTCCTCGGCCCAGCCAGCGTCTGCGTGGACAACCAGCTCGCGCGCTGGGCCGGAGCGAGTAATACCCAGTTGCAGTGCTCTGCTCTCACGGTAGCCGACACGACCGGCGACATCACCGCGCCCGGCGCGCTGACGATCAGCACGGCGGGGAGCAACGGGGACATCACGCTTGATCCGCACGGGACGGGAATCGTCATTTCGTCGGCAACCATCAAGTGTGGGAAAACTTCAAACTGCAATCTATATCTTGACGGTTTCGGTGGCGGGTATGGAGTGTATAGTGGAACTAACTGGTTTACGAACAAGTTAGGTGCAATAACCAGTTCCTCTGGTTCAATAGGGTGGACAAGTGGTGCAATCACTAATCCCCGTGATCTAGTTATTGCAAGGGATGCGGCCAACACCCTAGCCCAGCGCAACTCAACCAACGCGCAGACCTACCGCCTCTACGGCACCTACACCGACGCGAGCAACTACGAGCGCCTGTCGCTCTCGACGACTGCGGGCACGGGAGCGACGATTGCGGTCGAGACGGACGGCACGGGAGCGGACAACCTCGACCTAACGATCAAGCCTGCCGGGACTGGGCAGCTCTACGTTGGGGCTGGAGGGACCACTGCGGTGACCGTAGGTGTGGAGCGGACGACCATCGCCAACATCCTGAGCCTCACCGGCATCGCCGCAGCGCCGGGCTCTCCGGCGGCCGGCGACATCGTGTACGACTCTGTGAACAACCTGTTCTGCGGGTACAACGGCTCGGCCTGGGTGTCGTTCTCGGGTGCTGGGACCTGCTGGGCGGAGTGATGCGCCACCTCCACCCCTGCACCAAGGAGCCCCGCTGGTCGCTCTGGCTCGGGCTGCTGCTGATCCTGGGCGGCATGTTCGGCCTGCTGCTGCTCTTCACCGGCTGCGGCTCGGCGGCGGTGTCCGCTGGCCCCGCCGTGGGTGGGTCGAGCGGGCTCGGCTACGACGGGGCGAGCTGCGGGGTGCAGGCGGTGGCGGATCGGCCCGGGCTGCGCGTGTCGGGCCACGCGAGCACGGCGCGCAAGGCGGGCAGTGACGACGCGGGCGGGGCTGAGCTGCGCATCCTGAGCGGGCTTGGCGGTCCAAGCTGGGCGCTCTGGTACGGGCTGCGCGGGGCGGTGCAGCGGGCGGACTACGGCACAGTTGCGGTCTGGAATCCGACTCTGGGCGCCTCCTGGCGGCCGGACGAGCGCACCCGGCTCTGGCTGCTCTGGGATGCGCCGGACTCGTCCGCGCACGACACGCAGGCGGTGCGGCTGGAAATGGAAGTGGGCCGCCAGTGGGTGCTCGCTCCGGGCGTGGAGTGGGTCTACTTCGACGGCGGACGAGAAGGCTGGGGCTACTCGGTGGCGCTGCGGCGCCGGCTGTGAGGACACATGACCGACCGTGACGACCTCCGCGAGCTGATCCGCGAGATCCTGAGCGAGCAGGCTGCCGCTCACCCCTACCGGCCGCGCGCGCCGCTCGCCCGGTTCGAGGACCCGGACGGGAAGCCCTGGTACTCGGCCACCCTCTCCCGCGTGCAGGCGGTCATGGCGATCTTCGCGCTGCTGACGACGATTGCCGGGGCCATCTGGGTGAGCGTCCTGCCGCTCGTGGATCAGCAGATCAAAGCCTACGCGGTCGAGCACGACCGTCAGGCCATGGAGCGGTTCGCCACCAAGGCCGAGGCCGCAGCGCTGCGCGAAGTGATCTCCGTGAGCACCGCCGAGCGCGTGGAGCAGTTCAACTCGATCCAGCGCCAGCTCGACCGGATCGAGCGCGAGCTGGTGAGGCGCAAGTAGCCGTGGCGATCGACCTCTGGTGGCCCGCGTTCGAGGAGGCGTTCCGCCGCACGCGGCGGATCTCCGTCTCGGCCGACCTCGCCGGGGTCCATCGGACGACCGTCTACGAGACCCTCCGCCGCCGGCCCGACGTGCGCGACCGGTTCGTCGCCGTCCGCTCCGAGATCTCGTCCGCCCGCGCGCGCCGCAGCGCCGACCGCGCCGATGCCCTGATGCAGTCGAGGAGGTAGCCCATGCCCGCGCCGACGCCACTGACCGTCCTCCCCGTGCCGCGCATCGACCGGACCTTCGCCCGCGAGCTCGCCAGCGAGGAGCTAGCCGAGACCGTCTTCAAGTCGAACAGCTACCTCCGGGAGGACGAGCACCCGTCGAAGATCGTGCGCGAGAAGTCCGAGGCGACCGACCGTCTGGGCGAGATCTACGACAGGATGCTCGGCTCCGACCTCGACCTCGCCGGCTTCCACCGGAAGCGAAAGGACGCGGTGCTCGCCCTCCCGAGGTTGATCGTCCCGGCGGACGCCAGCCGGGAGGCCAAGGACACGGCCGACTTCTGCCACCAGGCGCTCACCCTGGTGCCCTCCTTCGCGGTCAACCTCAGCCACCAGCTCGACGCCATCGCCAAGGGCATCGCCTTCGAGGAGCTCTTCTGGCAGCGCCTCTCCCGCGGCCCGCTCGCCGGCGCCTGGGTGCCCGTGAACCTGATCGACCGGCCGATGTGGCGGTTCCTCTTCCGCGACGGAGTCCTCCACGTCCGCCGCCCGAAGAGCGCCGAGCCGGTGCCCGCCCCGGCGGGCAAGTTCCTGGTCATGCGCCACGGCACGAAGGACAACCCCTGGGGCGCGGCGCTGCTCGACGAGGTCTACTGGGCGTGGTGGCTCAAGAAGAACGGCCTGAAGTTCTTCGCCGTCTACCTCGACAAGTGGGCGCAGCCGACGGCCATCGGCAAGTACCGCCACCGGTCCGGCGGGCAGGAAGCCGAGAAGATGAACGCGGCCGACCAGAACCAGCTCCTCGGGGCGATCGAGGCGATGCAGTCGGAGTACGGCATCGTGATCCCCGAGGGGATGGCGGTGGAGCTGCTCGAGGCGACCCGCTCCGGCTCGGCCAGCTACGAGCAGTTCATCGGCCTGCTCACCCGCTCCCAGGCGCTCGCCTTCCTCGGCGAGGTGGACACCTCGGGCGCTGCCAAGGGCCCCGGCAGCTACGCCAAGGCACAGGTCAGCAACGAGGTCCGGCTCGAGAAGGTGGAGCTCGACGCCCGGGATCTCGCCGCGCACCTCCGGGACAACCTGCTGCGCCCGCTCGTGGCCGTGAACTTCGGCCCCGAGGCGCCGGTGCCGCGGGTGCTGATCGACACCATGGCCGGAACCGACCGCGAGCTCCGGCAAAAGGGCATGGCCTCCGTCCTCGAGCTTGGCCTCCCCGTCTCGAAGCGCGAGTTCTACCTCGTCCACCAGGTCAGCGAGCCGGGCCCCGGCGAGGAATTGGTGACCAAGAAGGCCCCCCCGCCGCCTCCGCCCCCGCCCGCGCCAGAGGAAGAGACGGCCGAGGATCCGGAAGAAGAGCCAGCCGAGGAGCCCGCCGAGGAACCGGAAGAGGAGCCCAGCGAGGAGCCGGAGGAGGAGCCAGAAGCCGAGGCGGCCGCCGCCGCCGCCGCGCCCGACGTGGCGCTCGCCGCCGAACCGGAGCCCGAGCCCGCCCCCACCGCCTTCGCCCCGGCGGAGATCGCCGAGATCGAGGAGGCCGCCGCGGCGCGCGACCGGGAGCTCACCGAGCTCGCCGCCTCGCTCGTGGAGCCGTCCCTCGCCCACTACCAGGCCATGCTCGCCGCCCTGGGCGAGGCCTACGGCGACGGCGCGCACGAGGCCGGGCTGCTGCTCCAGACTGTGGTCGAGCGCACCTCGGCCGTGGCGCACGCGGAGGCGATCGAGGCCTCGATCATCCACGGCTGCGGCCTGGCGCTGCGCCAGCTCCAGGAGGAGCTCGGCGAGCGGACGATCCGGTTCGCCGCCCCGCCGCCCGGCGGCGCGACCACCCCGGGCTCCGCGCTCGACTACTGGGCCCGCGTGCTGGGCATCCCGCGCGAGGAGTTCGAGGCGCTGACCGACGGCGCACGCCGGCTGGCCTTCACCGTGGCCGGCGTGGAGGACGCCGCGGTGCTCGCCGACCTGCAGATGCTCGTCGGCCGGGCGATCTCCGAGGGGCTCACCCGCGAGGAGTTCGTGGCGCTGGCCGAGCAGATCTTCACTTCGAGGGGGCTGACGCCCCTCTCTCGCTGGCACCTGGAGTTGGTCTACGCGAACAACGTCCGCAACGCCGCGAACCTGATGCGCTACCAGCAGCTCGTGCTCAACCCGGCGGCGCGTCGGCTGATGCCGTACCTCACCTGGGTGACCATGGAGGATGACCGCGTCCGCCCCGCTCACGCGGCGATGCACGGCTACATCGCCCCACCCACGGCGGAGATCTGGAAGACCTGGTGGCCGCCGGCGGGGCACAACTGCCGCTGTGTGGTGGAGGGGATCAACGTCGCCAAGGCGCGGCGTATGGGTCTGACCGGCGCCGAGCCGACCGGCCCCTGGCCGCTGGTGGTGGACGAGGCCACGGGCCTGCCGACCCCCGCCTGGCCGGATCCCGGATTCGCCGGCGCGCCGGAGCTCTTCGTCCTCTCGCAGGAGCTCGGCGAGCGCGCCGCCGCCGCCGCGGAGGCCGCGGCCGAAGCGGTGGAGGCCGCCGGGGAGAGCGCCAGCCCCGAACAGCGCGACCTGCTCGACGCCCTGCTCGCCCTCTTCTCCGCCCTGGGTCTCGCCGAGCTCCTCCCGAAGATCGGCAGCCTCCTCGCCCGCATCCGGCGGCTGCTCGGGAGGGGTTGACGTCAACCTAAGCGCATGGGATAATCACGGCAAGAGGTGACCAATGGGATACCCAGAGTACCGAGACGACCAGATGCGTGGGCCGGATGGCCGGTGGATCCCGGAAGATCAGGGGACCGGGGGGGAAATGGATTTTCGGCACGTGCGCGGGGGCACGGCTCGCATCCGCGTTGCCCCGGGCGGTGCCAGTGTCTACGAGTACGGAGGCAAGGAGACGAAAACAGCCGGCGAGGCCTTCGAGCTGTCTCCGAAGATGCGAGAGGACGTCCGTAAGGCGACCGGGCTGGACCGCACCCACGGCGTTCCGCTCGCTGGTGGAGGGGTGGTGCCGCTCACAGAGGAGGAGGCGAAGCGGTACAACGAGATGCTCGCGCGCGCGATCTCGAAGCAGGAGATCTTCGAGAAGCTCGAGGAGAAGTTGCAGGAGCAAATCGACTTCAACGAGTCAACAGAGAACGACCACCTCCGCCAGGCGATCGAGAGCGCCAGCACCCCGGTGAAGGCCGGGCAGCACATCCAATGGGCGCGCGAGGCACGCGAGCGGGCGGACCGGGCAAAGGAGCACCTGCGGGACCTCCGCGAGAAGCACGCGCAAGAGGCCGCGGAGGCCGCGCGCAAGCGCGAGGAGTTCCTCCGCAAGAAGTCCGAAGCTGCGAAGAGGTGGATCTAGCGCTTCCGGCGCGGACGCCCCCCGAGCCGCCCGTTCTCGCGGGCGGCTCGGGCTTTCTGTGGGCTGACGACCGACCCTCCGAGCCGGCCCAAGAACCTAGCTGCCTCGGAGGAGAAGCCAGAGGCCTCGGCGGGCGACAGAAAGTCAAGTCGCTCTCTCGACCCAGCCGTCCCGCGCCCGACGATGGTGTAGAAGGTCGTGACCTCGGAACCGTTCGCGACGCGGTGCTCGGCCGCCTCTGTCGTGCCGAGGATGCCGCTGTCGACCACATCGAGGCACTGTTGCCACAACGCTCCACCGCAGATTAGTAGCTTGATGTCGTCCGGTGCGGTCCAGGAGCAGGCCCGGATGGCGGGCTCGTCCGTCACGCGCCGCGGCCCGGTAGGGCGGCGGGACAGCTCTATGTCGCCACCGCGGTCCACCACGTCAAGCGCGGCTCGAGTCCCGCCCCGGGCTCTGCTCGTTAGGGTGGCGACCGCATGCGGCCATTGTGGGTCGATTCGGATCGACAGCACCTCGCCGATCACGGCTTCATCGAGAGCTTGGAGCGCTGGGAGAAGCTCTAGGTTGGATGTCATGGCAGCACCTTAGCAACATCCTAACCGCTACGGTTTACCCCGTCAAGGGGCGAGGGCCGTGATTGGGCGCTCTTGGCGGTAGTAGACACGCTCCCTACAAATCCCTACACCCACGCCACCGAAACTCGGTGGCGTGAGCCACAGGACCGCACGCCCCGAAACCGCCCAGCCGCCCACCGGCCCGCGGCTGCAGCTCTTCCTCGGGCCGGAAGTCTCGCTCGCCGGCGAGCTGGTCGAGGGCGCCGCACCGGCGGTCTTCGAGGCCCCCGTGCTCCGGCCGCAGGACCTCTCCGTGAGCCACGGGTTTGCGATCCGCCGTGAGCACCTCGAGGAGATGGCCGCAGCTTACGACCCGCAGATCGAAGAGGCCGTCCTCAACTTCGACCACGACATGAAGGGCCCCGCACACGGTTTCGTCGAAGAGCTCCAGATGAGGGGCGAGGTGCTCTGGGCGCGCTTCAGCCGGCTCTCGACCGACGCGGTGGAAGCGATCCGCTCCGGCCGGTGGCCCCGCCGCTCCTCGGAGCTCGTCCGCAAGCATCCCGCCACCGGCGGCTGGTACTACACCGGGTGCGCGCTGCTCGGCGCCGCCCGCCCGGCCATCTGGGGAATCTCCCAGCAGGGGGTGCTCCTCAGTGGCAACCCCGTCGAGGTCGTGGATCTCGGCGCACCGATGACCGCCCCCGACGGGGCAACGCACCAGGAGGCAGACACGATGCCGATCGAGCTGGCCGGCGAGCCGGAGCCCGTGGAGACGCCCGAGCCCGAGACGCTCGCCGCACCCGACGACCAGGTCACGAAGCTCCAGGCCGAGCTCGCCGCCGAGCGCGCGAAGAGCCGGCGGCTGGAGGCGCGCGCGCGCGCCGCGAGCGACCTGGAGAAGCTCGGCGCGCGGGTGACCCCCGCCATGCGCCGCGCGGGCCTTCCGGCGCTGCTCGAGGAGCTCGCCGCGGCCGACGCCCCCCAGACCGTCACCCTGAGCGCCGGCGACGGCGCCCCGCGCGAGGCGGCCGTCTACGACGCGCTGCTCTCCGTCCTCCAGGCGTGTCCCGAGGCGGAGATCCTCTCCCACGCCCCGCTCGCCGCCCGGGAGGCCGAGGAGGCCGCCCGCCTCGCCCTCGACAACGGGACCCCCGAGGAGCTCGCGGTTCGTGAGCGCTACGGGATCACGCCGGAGCGCGCCGTGGAGCTGCGGCGCAAGTTCCCACGCGCCTTCGCCAACTGAGGCCAGAAAGGAGACCCGAGAATGGCCCTCTCCGCCAACAAGATCCGCAAGCACAAGCTCCACGAGCGGGCGATCAACACCGCCCCGGTCGACGACGGGAAGAAGGTCTTCGTCGGCGCCTACCTCTGCCGCGAGGCGGCGACGGGCGTCTGCATCCCCGGCGCCGACGCCTCCGGGCTCGTCCCGCTCGGCGTCGTCGTCGAGCCGCTCTTCCCCGACAACCCGGACCTCGCGATCACGGCCGCCTACGACAACACCGCCGGCCCCGACGGCGTCGTCACCGGCACGAGCGCCGCGCGCGCCGTCAACTACGACCAGCGCGGCGAGTACGAGTTCAAGCTCCACTCCGGCTCGGCGACGCCGAAGATCGGGCAGCTCGCCTACCTGAAGGACGACGACGAGGTCTCCACCACGTCCACCCACCACGTCATCGCCGGGATCTTCACCCGCCCCGGCCCCTCCGGCGGCTGGTTCGTGGACATCGGCAAGCGCGGCGTCCACGTCGGGCTGACCACCGGCGCCTCCTCGGGAGCCATCGCCAGCCTGACCGGCTCCGTCGGCACCGCGAACGACGCGATGACCAAGGTGACCACGGCGGGAGCTGCTCCGGCGGACGCGGCAGCGCTCGCCACGGACATCAACAGCAACATCATCCCGTCGATCGAGAACAACTTCGCGGACCTGCAGGCGAAGGTGAACGCGATCCTCGCCGCGCTTCGCACGGCCAACATCATCGCGACCTAGCGCGCGACCCGACACGAGAGGAGACCCGATACCATGCCCGGAATCGACGCGCTGAAGCGGGAGGTCAAGACCTACCGCGAGGTCGCCTACAACCTGTACGAGCAGCTCGAGGCCGACCCGGCCCAGATCAAGAACCTGCTCGCCATCAGCATGGACAACCGGCAGGCGAAGGAGAACCCGGTCCGGATCCAGGAGGCGATGTTCTTCCCCGAGGTCTACAGCTGGCACGACCAGGTGGTGGCCGGGGCGGAGCTCGACAAGATCGACTGGACGGTGCCGCTCAAGGGCTACGACGCCTTCGTGCCCTACAACAAGGTCAACATCGGCCGCCCGTCGAGCGTCCACAAGCTCGACCGCATCGTCCCCCGCCTCCCCGAGGCCTGGATGCGCAAGCAGGTCGCGGAGATCATGAACGTCTTCCGCGTCAACGGCCTCTCCTACGACGGCCAGAACTTCTTCGACACCGACCACACGCACCCGGCCTCGAAGGGGGCCTACTCGAACGTCACCACGCCGAACTGGAACACCACCTCGGCGCCGACGTTCGCCGAGGCCGCGGCCTGCATGGAGGAGGTCCGGGCCCGCTTCGTGACGAACCTCGCGCTCGACGCCGAGGTCATCGACGGCGCGAAGTTCCAGAACTCGCTCGTCGTCATCGCCCACCGGGCGGCGACCTGGGCGATGTTCGAGCAGCTCCGCGTCTCGAGCTTCGTCCCCTCCTCGACCGAGCCGAACATCTGGCGCGGCGGATTCCAGCTCCTGTTGGACAACAAGCCGACCTCCGGCCAGGAGGACTACCTCGAGGTCGTCCTCGCGCTGCCCGGCGGCCCGCGCCCGGCCTTCTTCGTCCTCGACGCCGAGCCGGTGCTCGACGCCTGGGAGACGAACCAGGTCCCGAACGGCTACGTCGCCGTCGGCCTCACCGAGGGGATCTTCGGCGTCAAGGCCGGCTACCCGCAGACCGCCATCCAGGTGCGTCCGACCTGATGAGCTACTCCGTGACGGTCCGCCCGGACGTCGCTCGTGTCGGTAACGGCACGCGGCGCCGGGCGGGCCTCACCTTCTCGCTGCGCCCGACCTACCTCATGGTGCTCCCGCCCGAGGTGGTGGCCGACCCGTTCCTCGAAGTGGAGGAGCTGCCGGTCGAGGCTTCCCCGGCCGTCACGCCGGACCCGGAGCCCGAGCCGGAGACGGCCGAGGCGCTCGGCGAGCCGCTTCCGGACCCCGAGCCCGAGCCGGACCCGGAGCCCGCAGCCGCGCCAGCCGCGCCGCGGCCCGCCCGCGGGAGGCGCACCCCCCGCAAGGCCCGGAGGTGAGCCGCGATGGGCACCTGGCTCACCGAGGCCGAGCTCGAAACCCGGTACGGCGCGGGGCGCCTGCTGGCGCTGGCCGACCGTGACGGCAACGGCGTCGCCGACACCGGCGTGATCGCGGCCGCGATCGACGAGGCCGAGAGCCGCGTCGCCTCGCGGCTGCGGGTGCGCTACCAGCCGGGTGATCTGCCGACCTCCACGGCCACCGCCAGCGCGGCCCTGAAGCGCGTGGTGGCGCAGCTCGCCTTCTTCTACCTCCACGAGCTCCACGACGTGAAGGGCCAGGACGTCTACGACGCCCGCGACGGCGCCCTCTCCGAGCTCTCGGACATGGTGCGCGGCCACGCCGGGCTGCTTCTCTCCGGCGAGCCGGACGTCGACCAGAGCCGCCCCCAGGTGCTCACCACGAAGACCTCCGACGACGCCCGGTTCACCCTGGAGGCGATGGAGGACTGGTGAGCCCGGGACTCTCGATCTCCGTCACCGGCGCCGACGAGGCAGCCACCGCGATCCGCGCCGTCAGCGACCGGATCACGGGGTCGCTGCGCCCGTTCTTCGAGGTGCTCGGCGCCGACTGGGAGGCCGCCTTCCAGGGGCGGATCGACAAGGAGGGCGAGGAGACCCCCTGGCCGCCGATGTCGGAGACCCGCCGGCGGATCCGGGCCCGCTCCCAGACCCCCGGAGACTTCCCGCTCCTGCGCGAGTCGGGCGACCTGCGCGCCTCGATCGTCTCCACGATCACCGACGACACCCTCGACGTCGGAACGTCGCTCCCCTACGCCGCGCTGCTGCACTTCGGCGGCACCACCCCGCCCGGTTCCATGGTGCCCGGCGCGCGCGTCCCGCCCCGGCCGTTCGTCTACCTGACCAACGAGCAGGTCTACGACGCGGTCGAGATGCTCCAGACGTGGGTCTACGACGGCGATGTGCCCCGTGGCTGACCCGACGATCCAGCCGTCCTTCGACTGGTCGGTCGACACGCTGATCGCCGAGGCGGTGCTGCGCACGCTCCGGGCGGACTCGGCACTCTCGACCTACTTCGGGTCGGGCATGGGGATCCTGCCGATCGAGTCGGAGATCTTCTTCGACGCCGGGGTGCTCTCGCTGCGCGCCCCGGCGCTCCTGGTCTCGCTCGCCGGGATCGACGAAGTGCGGATCGGCTCGGCGCAGTACGCCGAGCTCGAGACGGTGGTGGACCTCTGGCTGGTGACCGCCGCCGAGACCTCCACCACCTCGCAGCAGTGGCTCCGCGCCCGGATCGTGAACCACGTCAAGGCGCTGCTCCAGGAAGAGCAGGGGACGCTCCGGGACGCCGAGGGCAACCGCCTCACCGAGGCGCTGACCCGCTTCCAGCGCACGCTTCTCGCCGGTCGGCTGCGCGGCACGAACCTCGTGCTCACCCAGCTCCGCTGCCTCTACCGCTCCGACATCGACCAGAGCACGCGGGAGTTCGAGGACTGAGATGGCCGGAACGATGCAGACCGCGCTCGTCTACTACCCCGGGCACCTCGGCAAGGACCCGGTCACGGAGCTCGACGCCACCCGGCAGATCACCTGGAACCGCAAGGTCAAGCGGGTGCCCGAGCCGGCGGCCACCAGCCTCGTGCGCAACGGCGGCTTTCACCGCGCGCTGCGCCCCGCCGAAGCGGCCGAGGCGTTCGGCTTGCCGCTGGCGACCGTCGGCGATCTCACCGCGGCGGGCAAGCTGCGCCGCGCCACCTTCCAGCCGCGCGAGGGCGACCCCGAGGAGGTCGTCGTCCTCGACAAGGCCACGATCGCCGCCCTGCGCGCGGCGCTGACCATAGGAGACTGACCGATGGCAGTCGCAACCGGAAACACCGTCCTCCTCGGCCTGGCGCCCGAGCTGGAGTTCGGCGTCCCCGACAGTGGGGCGACGTTCGAGTACCTGAAGCCGATCCTGCCGCTCACCGTGGGGATCAACCGCTCCGTCTCGCCTGGCGGCGAGGTGAACCAGTCCGGCTACGCCGAGAAGGGCGTCCCGGGGCCGATCAACGGCGTCTTCGACATCGGCGCCCGGATGAGCTCGGCCACCCTGCTGATGTACCTCGAGCACATCTTCCGCTCCTGCGTGAAGAGCGAGCCGGAGACGGACGTCTTCAAGTACGTCTTCTCGCCGGACGTGGACGGGGTGGACACGTCCTTCGCCGGGGTCTTCGCCCTGCCGCCGATCGACCAGCACCAGATCTACGGGGTGAAGCTCAACCAGCTTTCCATGCAGATCGGGAACAACACGGCGATCCCCGTCCGCCTCTCCGGCTACGTGGCCCACGGGACGCGGGTCGGCGCGGCGGTGGCGGACGCGGGCAACACGGGCACCTACCCCTACGCGCCGCAGATCCGTGGCCTGGTGGACCCCTCGATCGCGGCCACGAAGAGCATCTTCGTGAAGATCACCAAGGTCGCCGGGGCGGACTACGAGTTCAAGGTCTCGGTGGCCGACTCCGACGGCGACCCGGTGCCCGCCTACGGCGGCACGGCGATGGACATCGCCACCGACCCGACCACCGGCCGGGGCATCTGGCAGAACCTCACCGGCGACGCCGACGAGGACCTCGGCGTCTGGGCCGAGAACCGCGACCCGCTGGAGATCATCTTCCCCGGGGACGCCACCGACCTCGCGGGCCTCGCGGTGGACGACGTCTGGGAGTTCCCCCTGACGTGGACCCTGCCCACCGCCACCTACCTCGGCGGCCAGCGGTACACGAGCGCCCACCAGATCAACTACGTCCGCCCGATCACCGACCCGGCCTCGGCCTGGTCGGAGTTCCGCACCCTCACCTCGACGATCACGATCCCCTGGCCGCTCACGGTGGACCAGGGCTCCGGCTCCCGCTACGTCTACGGCCTCGAGCGCGACGGGCTCTTCGCGCCCACGCTGCAACTGACCCGCAAGCACACCGACCGCGACTTCGTCGCCTTCCTCGAGCAGCACGCCCAGTTCGAGATGGAGACGCACTTCCTCGGCCAGCAGCTCGAGGGGGGGCCGAACCGCGAGTCGATCGTCTTCAAGTGGGGCCAGGTCAGCGTCGCGAGCCTCGCTCGTCCGGCGCAGAACGACCGGGCGATCACGGAGACGATCACGCTCGCCGGCGAGACGAACGACGCGGGCGATGCGCCGCTGACGGTCGAGGTGATCACCGACCGCGACTGGACCCCGGCCACGCCGCAGGCGTAGCCGACGCTTCGGGGGCGCCTGTGAGCTGACCGCCCCACCCCACGAGCAGCACCGCGGCCCGGCCAGGCGGGCCGCCTTCGGAGCGGGGGAGACGTGGCCGACGAGCGGCAGGTCAAGGCGACTCTGGAGGTCCAGCGGACCGGCGATCAGGCCGCGTTCACGAAGACGGCCGAGGAGATCGAGCGCGTCGGCGAGGCCGCCTCCGGCGCCGCCCCGCAGATCCGCGAGCTCGGCGATGCGTCCGAGCAGGCCGAGCGCAAGACGCTCGCCTACGGTGAGTCCTTCGCCGCCTCCGCAGAGAAGTCGTCTACCTTCGGCAAGGCCGTGCGGGAAGCGACCTCATCGGTCGACGGGATGTTCACGGCGGTCACCCGTATCGCTGGCGTGGTGGGTGCGATGTGGGCTGCCTGGGAGGCTGGGCAGGCGGTCGGCACGAAGATTCGCCAGGCCTTCAACTGGCTGACCGACGGCGAGTTCGACAACGCGCTGCAGCGCTTCATCCAGGACCTCTCGGGACTCGGCGACGGCGCGAACACCGTGGCGCAGGAGGTCGAGCGCCTTTCGAACATCGTCAACATCCTCCAGAAGAACGGCTTCGACACGCTGAAGATGTCGGCCGCGGAGCTGGAGGCGGCCTACGAGGGCCTGATCGCCAAGAAGCGCGAGGCGGCGTTCGAAACTGAAAATCTCCAGGCCGCCTACGAGAAGTGGATCGAGAAGACCGGCCTCTCCGAGGAGGCCCTGGCGAAGGCCTCGAAGGAGCTGGAGTTCTTCGCGGCGGAGCTGAAGAAGACGAACGAGGGGATGAGCGACACCGATGTCGCCGTGGCCCTCGGGCGGCAGATCGACCAGCTCGTCGCCAAGTACCAGACGCTCGGGGTGGCTGCCCCGGCGAGCATCCTCCGCCTTCAGGAGGCCTGGGAGGAGGCGAGCGAGAAGACCGAGAAGGCGGCCAAGAAGACGAAGAGCGCCGCCGAGGAGCAGCAGGAAGCCATCGCCAAGATGGCCGACGAGATCGTCGAGAAGATCCAGCCCATGGGCGAGAGCCTGGGCGACCTCGCGGCCGCGTGGGAGCAGGCGCTCGGCAAGATCGACTGGGAGCGCCTCTCGGGCGAAGGGCTCGAGAAGGCTCGGGAGATGGTGCAGCAGCTCGTCGAGGAGTACCGGGCGGCTGGCGCGGACATCCCACCCGCCCTGGAGAAGGCCGCCGACGCCACCGGGGTCTTCCTCGCCGGGATCGAACGGACGATCGACAAGGGGCACGCCTTCTCCGGGGCGGTGGACGAAATGGCGGGCGCCGCCCTGCAAATGACGCAGGAGGTGGACGCCGCCGGGAACGTGATCACGCGCATCTCCGACGCCGCCGGCGAGGCCGCCGGCTCGCTGGAGGAAGCCGGCGCCGCCCTCACCGGGTCGGGCGAGGCGGCGAGCGGGGCCTCCTCCGCGATGGAGCAGGTACAGGCCGAGTGGCGCGCCCTGAAGGAGGCCGCGGGCGACGCGGGCTCAGCGGTGGAGGAGGCCGGCGGGCAGATCGCCGCGGGCTCGCAGGAGGCCGGGTCCGGCGCCGGAGAGATCCAGAAAGCCGCCGACGCGGGCAAGTCGGCCGGCGAGGGCATGGGCACCGCGGCCACCGCGGCGACCTCGCTCGCCGAGGCGATGTCCTCGGCCTCGGCCTCGGCTACCTCCATCGCCGACGTGCTCGCGACGATCCAGGGGCCGAGCGAGGCGGCCGCGCAGGCCATGGGCCAGATCAAGGCCGCCGCCGAGGGTCTCTCGGGCGTCAGCCTCGCGGGGCTCGTCGCGCAGCTCGAGGCGGTGGCCGCCGCAGCGCAGGCGGCGGCGGCGGCGCTCGACCAGGTGGAGGGGGTGGAAGGTGGCGCGTAGAACCTTCGCCGCCGCCACCGACGGGCTCGAACGGCTCGCCGCGGCGCTCGTGCGGGTGGCCGCGAGCGCGGAGACCGCCCGGGCCGCCGCGGGGGAGGCCGCCCGGGCGCTCCGCGAGGTGGAGGAGATCGCCCCTCGCGCCGCGACGCAGCTCGACGACCTCTCCGACCGGATCGACCGGTTCGCGCAGGCGGGAAACGTCTGGGCGAAGGAGCTGCAGCTCCAGCTCGAAGCCGTCCGCGCCGGGGCGACCGATCTCGAAGAGTTCATGACCAAGTTCGGCGCCTGGGTGGTGCAGACGGAAGAAGGCGCCAAGACGATCCGCGAGCTGCTGGCTGGCCTCGACCTCAAGGAGTACGGCGACCGGATCCGGGAGTTCATCGACGGCCTCCGCCAAGGCTCGGTCGAGCTCGGCGAGGTGATGGCCTACCTCCGCGAGAACGCCGGGCAGCTCACCGCCCAGCTCACCGAGGTCTTCCAGAAATACCGCGAGGGGAAGGTCACGCTGGAGCACCTCGTCGGGGTGATCCAGGCGCTCAAGGGGCAGTTCGAGGGCTCGGAGCTCGACGCGCTGCTCGACGCGATCCTCGCCGCCCTCGCCCGGGGAGATATCTGATGACCACCTCGCCAACCGGCTTGAACGCCCCGCCCACCCTCGGCGGCTACCACCTCACCGGCGCCAGCGCCTCCGAGGTCGTCGTCCGCGCCCGCGAGTTGAAGACGCTCCGCACCGCCGCCGACGGCGGCACCCGCGAGCAGCTCGCCTGGGTGGCCGCGGGCCTGCCCCTGCGCACCCGGAAGCGGACGTTCACCCTCCGCTACGCGCACCTCCGCAACGTCTACGACCTCGTCGAGGAGATCCTCGCCGAGGCCGGGCCGCACACCCTCTGCCTCTGGCGCTTCGAGCACCTCGCCTGGGCGGGTGACGACACGACCGAGGTCTTCCGCCTCCCGTGGCAGCCCGCCGTCCACACCCTCACCCCCCCGAACGGGCAGCCGGGCAGCCGGTACGAGCCGGCCGCGAAGATCGGGATCGGCGGCTCGCCGCTCACCTGCACCGGGGTGGATGCCGCGCAGTTCGACGGCGGCTCGCCGAGCGCGGGCGAGATCTGGTTCGACACCGAAAGCCCACGGATCCGGCTCGACGCCCCGCTTGGCACGGGAGAGACGCTCCACGTCCGCCTCGTGCCCCTCTTCGAGGTCGTCGAGGCGCCCGAGAACGAGAAGCGGCTCGCCTCCGTGCTCCGCGAGCCGCGCGATCTCGTGCTGGTGGAGACCTGATGCCGCTCGCCGCCACCGGCACCCTCGCCGGCGTCGCCACCCACGCCCCGGGCCGGAGCGGCACGCTCACGGGGATCGTCGAGAACCCCAGCTACCCGCTCCGCACCCTCGCTGGCACGGTCGTCCACGGCCGCTGGCACGCCTACGAGGGGCCATGCGTCCAGGCCGGGGTCGCGGTCCGGATCAACGACGAGTGGGTCAGCCCGGCCGAGCTCGCCGGCCCGGTGGAGATCCACGAGACGCTCGACTCGCCGGTCGTCCGCGCCACCTTCGGGCTGATCGGCCCGCGGTGGAGCGCGCTCGCGACCGAGCAGGTCTGGACACTCACCCCGGTCGAGCTCTGGTGGCTCACCGGCCCGCCGGGGGGTGTGCTCCCGGAGCTGCGGTTCACGGGATATGTCAGAACCTGTCAGCAGACCGACGGCGGTCCGGCGATCCGGGTGGAGTGCCAGGACGCCGTGACCGCCCGCTACGGCGGCTTCGACCTCTGCCACGAGGTCGCCCCGCTCGAAGGGCTCACCCGCGGCGAGATCGTCCGCGATCTCTGCGCCGACGCCGGGCTCACCCACGTCACCTGCCCGGACGGCGCGGTCTACCAGAAGGGGCTCTTCACCGACTCGAAGAAGCTCTTCGAGTTCCTCCGGGAGTTCATCGCGCCGGAAGGGTGGAAGATGCGCGTCGGGCGCGACGGCTCCGAGCTCGAGCTCTGGCGCCCGGAGCTCCTCGCTCCGCCGATCCCGCCCGACGACGAGTGGGGCCTCTCGCGCATCGAGCGGCTTGCCCTCGAGCCCCCCCGCGACGTCGCGAGCCGCTGGATCGTCCGTGGCCTCTCCGCCGTCACCCGCGACGAGGCCGGCTTCACGACCACGAGCACCGTAACGCGGCTCTACTCCCGCTACGCCCCGGTCCGCGCGGTCAAGCGGCAGCTCACGGATGGTTCAGTCATCGACATCGCTTCGCCGGACACGGCGAGCCTCCGTCTCGTCCAGGAGATCCACGACGACCGGACGGAGCGGGGGGGGAAGATCGTCCGGCACGAAGTGCGGGAGCGCGGCTGGTACAACCCCCGCGCCGCGAAGCTCTGGAGCAACTTCGACAACAACTCCTACGAGTTCCTGGATGCCCTCCTCGACGAGGCCGGGGAGTACGTGGCCGAGTACGAAGAATACTTCCACGAGATCGGCCGCCGCGTGCAGACGTGGGACTGGAACGCGAAGGGCGAGAACACCTCCTCCACGGTGAAGGTCTGGCGGTACCACAACAAGCTCGCCTCGACCTCGCGAGCGGACGTCTGGCCGGCTGTCACCGCGTCGTTCAGGTACGTATTCACCGACGGCGAGAGCTACGCATGGAGCCGCGAGCTCTACGGCCTCGCCGAGACGGTGACCACCACCCGGGAGCACAACGCGACGACCGGCGCCGTGGAGCGGGAGGTCGAAGAGGTCTACGGCTACTCGCCCCGCCACGCCGCCCGGGACGGCACGAACAATATGCCGATCCGGGCCTCCGGCCGGGGCCAACTGGACCTCGTCGCCATCTGGCGTCGGCTCCAGGAGAAGACGACCGACTACCTCCTCGGCGACGACGGCAACCTCCTCGGCAACCGCGAGGAGATACGCGGCTGGAAACCCCATCCCACCCCGGAAGGGCAGTACGACTGGGGCGACTTCCGCTCGAACGACTGGGTGGAGCAGTGGCGCCCGCTCTCGGTGAAGCTCGTGCAGTACAACGTGATCTCCGAGGACCAGTACGAGGAGGTCACCTACGGCCCCGAGGGGCGGCAGGCGAAGGTGCTCACCGGCCGGGTGCCGAGCCCCGGCTACCGCTCCTCGCCGTGGACGGAGCTCCGGCAGGCGCCGGTCGAGGCGGTGCTCGAAGACGCCACGCTGGAGGCGTGGTTCGGCTTCCGCCGCCGGATCCTCACCGATGAGTACGTCCAGAGCGTCGAGGAGGCGCGCGATCTCCTCGCCCGCGAGAAGGCCCGTGAGCTCTCCTGGAAGCTGACGCTCGACCGCGCCGAGGCGATCGCCGAGGTGGGGCAGACGATCCTCGTCCGCCACCCGGAGCACGGCCTCGCCGCCCGCGCCATGGTCACCGAGGTCCAGACCCGCCGCGAGCCACGCACCGGCGAGGCGTCGGCCACCTACCGGCTGGAGGTGCCGCTGTGAGCCAGAGCCAGGACGTCGTCCGGGCGCTCCGCGCCGTGCTCGACGACCGCCGCGACCGCGAGGCGGACGTCCGGCCCGCCCGGGTGGTGGGGCGGAACACCGACGGCACCGCCCGGCTCCAGCGGCTCGACGCCGAATGCGTGGGCCGCGGCGGCCGCGGCGGCTACGGCGGCGAGATCGTCATCCGCCTCCCCGCGCTCGTCAACCGCCTCGGCACCGCCGGCGTGGCCGGTTCGACCGGCCTCGGCAGCGGCGACACCCTCTGGGTGGAATCTCTCGATCCGGCGATCTTCCACCCCGGTGCCACCGGGCTCACCGTGCTCGTCACCGGGCGCGGCTTCACGCCGACGACGCGCTTCGAGTTCCTCCGCCCCGACGGCGAGGTGAACCCCGACGTGACCATCGTCACCCGGAAGTACCTCGACGAGACGGAGTTCGAGCTGACCATCAACGTGGCCGCCGGAGCGGCCCTCTTCGAGGCGGCAGCGCTCGCCTACGGCCCCCGATGACCGCGACCCTCCTCCCCCGGCAGAAGCCCCGCGCCTACGGCATCCAGCTCGCCCCGGCCGCGCCCGCCTACTACGCCTTCCACTACTCGGGGATCGGCTGGCTCGCGACGATCTACGGCAGCGACGGCACCCCGGTCGCCGACCGCGGCGAGCTCGCCACCGCCGACTCGCTCTCGCAGTACGTCACCTGCCTCCTCGCCGACAGCGCGGGCAAGGTGGCGCCCGGCACGGCCGTCTGGCCCTCCGACGACCTCCAGACCCTCAACGTCTGGGACGTGGAGGCCGACGCGACCTACACCCACGTCCCGGACGACGGCTACCTCCTCGACGGCGCCTGCTACCACGACGGCCACCTCTGGTGGATCGAACGCGAGCCCGAGCAGCACGGCGGGCCGACGTTCAAGACCTGGTTTCGCCTCCTGCGCGCCCGCTGCGACCTGACCAACGTCACGCAGATCGGGGCGAGCTACGAGCTGGGTCACCACGCGGCGGGGCTGGACGAGTCGCTGCTCTGGCCGGGTGGCGGGTCCATCCAGAATCGGACCGCCGTCTTCGCTACCGCCGGGGCGATGAACCTGTACCTCGAAGGCGAGGACAAGATAAATCACGAGACGTGGTCATACCTCCATCTCCGGATGCCGTTCTCCGGGTCCGCTCCGCAGACGGCAGCCATGGCCTTCGGCTCGACCCCCGAGTTCCTCCCGGACGGAGCTGGGCACCGCCTCGTCAGTGGCAAGGCGCTGCTCCTCGCGTCAAATGCCCTCGTCACGCACGACGACGCCGCCTCGCTGACCTGCGCGGCGGGCTGGCCGGCCGGAGCGCCATGGCCGGATGGCTGGATCTTCCACGTTGCCTACTCCCCGGCCACGCAGGAGGCCACGGCGCTCACCTTCGGCACCCTCGTCCGGCACGCCTACCCATCCGCGGCCGCGGCGCCGGGCGTGGTGCTCACCCTCGCGGAGCACGGCCCCGTTACGGGCACGCCCGCCCTGATCTTCCCCATGGAGTGACCGATGCCGATCCTCGACTGGTATCTCGACGACGACCTGACGACGCTCGACGACGAGCCGATCCCGGGGCTCGCAGCCGGTTCCTACTCCGACGCGGTGGAGCTCCACCTCTGGGTGGACAAGGGGAGCCCCTCGCCGCAACCAGCCGCGAACGTGCGGGTGGTGCTCGACACGGAAGACCCGGCGAGCGCGGGCACCTTCCGCCGCTCCGGCCTCCCGCCGCAGGACGAGCTCTGGGGCTGGATGCGCGTCGTCGGCTTCGACAACACCGGCGACCCCACCTGGACGATCCCAGCGACCGGCTGGCAGCCGGTGGGAGCCTACGCGGCGCTCCCGCTCGGCACGATCCCCGGCGACTGCGCCGTCCATCTGGAGGTCCGCTTCCGCCCGCCGGTGAGCGCCCCGGAGCTGGCCTGGCGCTTCCGCCCCGGCGCGATCTACGACGAGTACGCCCAGCCCGTGCCCCCCGTGGTCACCGCGCTCGGGAGCGGGGTGCTCACTGGCGTGGGTGACGGCACCCGCTTTGGCGTCGTCTCCGGCCTCGCGCTCACCCCCTCCAGCCCGGCGGACGACGAGGTCCACGTCGCCGCTGGCGTCTGGCTCCACCGGGGCGCCCTCTACGCGCAGGTGGCGAGCGACCACCAGCTCGACCAGGACGATGGCGACTCCGCCGCGCTCACCTCCGGCGAGAGCTACTGGGCCGCCCTCTCCGGCGGGGCGGGCACGATCACTGTCACCAAGGGGCTCAAGGGCGCCGCGCCCGCCAAGCCCGCGCCCCCCGCGGGGGAGCCGCTCCTCGGCTTCGTGCGGGTGGCCTACCAGGCGGGCGGCTCGGAGATTGCCTCCGCTCACCTCGACGTGAGCGCCGTGGTCGCCGACCGCTACCGCTGCGAAGCCGACGGGCTCGACGTGGTGATCTCCGCCGGCCAGGCCCTCGGCGGCGGCACGCTGCGCTACCACTTCGGCTCCACCCGGCTGACTCTCGATCCGTCCACGACTTCGTACCTCTGGCAGCTGACCTCCGGCCTCTTCGAGATCACCGAGGACATCGCCGACCGCCCCGAGCCGTCGGCGCTCCTCTTCTGGGAGGTCGAGACCGACGCCTCGGCGGTGACCGCGATCCACGACCACCGCCGCTACGCGGGGCGGACCGTCTGCCTCCGCCTCGCCGGCGCGGCGCCGGTGAGCCCCGGCTTCGTGGCCGACCTCCAGGTGGAGCACCCGCTGCTCTACGTGGACGAGGTGGTCTTCCGCGTCTCCGACCCCGGCTCCGGCTCCTCCGGCAGCACGGTGGGGGAGTGGTTCGTGGACGGCGTCACCGCCTACACCTCGCAGGCGACCGACGACCAGCGGCCGGAGATCGCCCACGACGCCACGGTGCTCGCCACCCGCGAAGGGGTGGCCGAGCTCCGCGAGCTCCGGCGGGGGCAGGTCGTGAGCTTCGAGACCGCGGCCTACCCGTCGGGAGGGAAGCCCGAACGGGTGGAGCTGATCCTCGTCTGCCGGGAGGCCTGAGCGATGGCCGACCCGATGTTCGACAACTTCGCGCGGATCATCCGGGGGGAGGCCTCCCCGGCCACCATGCGCTTCTGGATGGGCGGCAACCTCCACCTCGACCGGACCTCCGGCTGGTCCTCGGAGAACCTCGCCCTCGCCGCCTGGCTCGCCGAGCTGCGCGCCCGGATGAAGGAGAACGCGCCGGAGCCCCAGCTCGCCGAGATGCGCGGGCTCATCCGCGCCCGGTTCGAGCGGGAGCGCGACGGCAACTACCAGGGCATCGAGGTCTACGGCCGCGTCTATGGCCTCTGGAACTACGTCGTCCGCCTCGCGCTCTACCGCTTCTGCCTCCGCCTCGGCTGGGCGGAGGAGGCGGCGCTCCTGCGCGGCTGGCTCCGCTCTCACGCGGCGGCACTCGTCCTCGCCGCGGGCGACGGGCCCGGGCGGCAGATCACCGACCACCAGGTCGCGGCGGGCGACGCGGACCGCGGCGCGGCGATCCTGGGCGACGGCGCCCTCCTCCCCTGGTGGGATCCGTTCGTCGCCTGGAGCGGCGACCGCGGCTGCCAGCGGACGCGCGACACCGCCGAGTGGGGCCGCTGGCAGCACCTGCAGGAGTCCTCGCTCTCGGCGGTGGTCGTCTCGCTTCTCGGCCTCGACAACCGGACCCGCCAGCAGACCTGGATGGAGTGGTGGGAGTGGGTGGACGCCCTCGACGAGGTGACGCCCAAGGACGGCGCGCCCCTCGGCGTGACCCCGGCGGAGGTGGAGACCCTCCGCGCGGCGTGGGCGAACGATCCGGCCGCGCTCCGCGAGGCGGCGTCGTGGCTCTGGCGCCCGCCGGTGCCGTTCCGCATCGTCCGCACCACCGAGGGCGTCTGGACGCTCTCGCCCGTGGCCCGCGGCAGCTCGACCGCGCACCTCGACGCCTGCGCCTGGTGGCGCGACGGGCGGACCGGCTACCTCTGCGCGGACCCCGGATGGCGGGAGCCGGGCGGGCAGGGCTACGTCCGCCCCGGCACCGCGTGGGTCAAGGACGGCCGCGCCGTGGCCGCCCGCGAGGGGCGGGAGACGGTCTCCATGCCCCTGCCGGGAGGCACCGTCCTCTTCGACGCCACGATCGCGCCAGAGGGCCTACAACTGACGATCCCTTCCGCCGCGGGTGGTGAGTCGCCCCCACCGCCGATCGCCCCTCCTGCCCCGGATTCCGCCCCAGGGCGCCCCGGTTACAGATCCTCCGACCGCCGCCGAAACGTGGCGCTCGGCGCCTGGGTCGCCGCGGTGCTCGGCTCGCTGCTCGGCCGGTGGCTCGGCAGGAAGAAGGAGGAGACGAAGTGATGACCAGGAAGCCGCCGAAGCCGCCCCCGGTCCCCCCGGAGCTGGAGACGGCGATCCGCCGCGACGAGCTGCGCGCCGTCTGCGCCTACCTGTTCGGGCTCGGGCGCGAGCTCAACCTCCCCGCGCTCGCCGGCGCCTCGGAGGCCGTGCAGCGGGGCGACCACCACCGCTGGCTCGCCGCCCGCGCCGCGGAGTCGGCGGCCAACGAGGAGGCTCTCTGGTGACCCGCCGGTGGACCGAGATCGTCATCCACCACTCGGCCGGGCGCGGCCGCACCAGCGCCCACTGGGAGGGGATCCGCCGCGATCACGTCGAACGCCGCGGCTGGCTCGACATCGGCTACCACTGGGGGATCGGCTACGAGGACGAGCGGCCGGTGCTCCTCGTCGGCCGCCCGGAGAGGATGATCGGCAGCCACTGCCCGGGGCACAACACCAGCGCCATCGGGCTCTGTTTCCTCGGCAACTTCACCGCCGCCGAGCCCGAGCCGGAGACGCTCACCTTCGGGGCGGCGATCCTCGTCTCCCTCTGCCTTCGGCACGAGATCACCGTCCGCTCCATCCATCCCCACCGGGCGTTCCGGGCCACCGAATGCCCCGGCAACGCCTTCCCGTTCGACCGGCTCGTGGAGCTCGTCACCGCCGAGCTCGCGGAGCTCTGAGAGGAGGAACCGCATGTGGACGAAGAAGAACATCGTCAACGGGCTCTGGCTGCTGACCGCGCTGGTGCTCGCCGTCGGGCCGCTCTGGCAGGAGATGACGAGCTGGAGCCAGGTCTTCAGCTTCTCCGGCGTCATCTCCACGGCAATCGTGGTGGCCGGGGTCATCCGCGCCTGGCTGACCGACTACTTCACCATCGAACCGCCGCAGGGCGGCGGAGGCAAGTCGTGACTGCGCCGCAGCGGACGCTGGCGGCGCTGGCGGTCGCGCTGCTGGTGGGGCTCCTCGCCACCGGCTGCCCGTACCACACGAACGGGCGCAGCCCGGCCGCGGACGCCTGGGCGACCTGGGGCGTGGCGCTCGAAACGTCGGCAGCGGTCTACGAGCAGACCATGATCTCCGCCGGGGGCGCCTACGCGGCCGGGCTCATCACCGCCGCGCAGCTCGAAGAGGTGCGCGAAGCCGGCCGCCTCGCGCAGCACTCGCTCCGCGCCGCGAAGACCGCCCTCGGCTACTACGGCGAAGCCCGCGCCCGTGGCGAACAGGCCGTCTCGCCCGCCGCCCTCGTCCTCGCCGCCCACGCCGACCTACTCGAGCTCCTGCGGGTGGCGTCGGGCTACGGCCTCACCTACCCGCCCGGAGGGCAACCGCGATGAACCCAGCCGTCCTCTCCCAGCTCGTCATCCTCGTCCCGCGCCTCCTCGAGGCCGGGATCGAGGTCTACCTCCGGATCGCCAAGGCACGGCTCCAGGCCCAGAACCGCGACGAGATGTCGTGGGAGGAGTTCGTGTCGCTCGTCGCGTCCGTCTCCGTGCGCGACGTCGACGACCTCATCCTGGAGGGGCAGCTTGGCACGCCCACGCCGCCGGGCTCCTGAGACGATCGCCTTCCTGGGCGACATCCACGCCGGCTCCTGGTGGGGGCTCTGGCCGCGCTCCCGGCTGCCGGGGGACGGCTTCCTCGGTCCCCGCTACCTCCTCGACTGCTGGGATGACCTCCAGCGCCGCTGGCCGAAGAAACTCGACCTCCTCATCCTCGCCGGCGATCTCATCGAAGGCCCGCAGCGGCGCAGCGGCGGGCACGGCGTCTTCTCCGTCTCCGACAAGGAGCAGGTCGAAGGCGCGATCTCCCTCCTGCGGCCGTTCGCCAGCGGGTAGACGTTGGGGCTCTTCTTCCGGCGCGGGGGCACGACGACTCCTCGAGCGCGCAGAGATCAAGTACGGCTTGATCGTTGCGCGAGCGCCGGGTGGTGCGAGGCGGGTGGCGTCAGGCGCCCGCAGCGCGGCCGACTGCGGGCTGTTCCCTCCGGCAGTGGGCGCAGACACGGGCCGCCGCAGGGATGAGGCTCTGGCAGTGGACGCACCGCTTCTTCTGATCGCCGGGCACGATCCCGGAGACCAGGTAGAGGAGCCAGGCGCCGATCGGGCCGAGAGCCGCCCCGCCGATGACGCCGCCGGCCAGCGAGAAGCCCTTCTTCTGCGCCGCGGCCATGCCAATGAGGGCACCGAGAAGCAACCAACCGAGCAGGAGCATCGGGACACCTCCTCCCACGGATTCTACCGGCTGGGCGGTTTCGTTGCGGCATCGCGTCTCCGGTAGGCCTCGAGCAGGTCTTCCTTGGCAATCACTCCCGAATCGAGCAGGGAGAGGAGCACGGCGATCGCGGGGCGCAGCAGGGCGTCGTTGGTGGCATCCTCGCGGATCTCGTCCGTCTCCGGATGGGCGCGCAGGAGGGGGTCATCCGCGAGCCCGAGCAGGTAGTCGGCCGACACCCCGAGCTCGAGGCACAGCCTCATCAGCGTCTCGATGTCCGGCGTACGGTGCCCACTCAACCACTTGCTGACCGTCCCCTGGTTGACTCCCAGTGCCGTTGCGAGTGACTGCTGCGTCCGCCGGCCGAGAACGCTTCGCAATCGCGACGCTCCCGTCCAAGCCACTGCCCCTACTTTGCGCACTTCTGAGCTGTTTGGGAAGGGGGGGTTGACAGCGCGGAATGGAAAGCTGTAATCTCATGCCGCGATGACATACAACCCCATCAAGGAAGCCATGAAGCAGGCGGGCGCCACCCAGAGAGAGGTTGGCGTCGCGCTCGGAATCGACACCTCCACCGTCTGCCGGAAGGTCAACGGCCTCCGGCGGTGGACGGTGGATGACGCGAACCGGCTCCTCCAGTTTCTCAGGGAGCGCGGCTCGAAGGCCTCCTACGAGGAGCTCTTCTTCACGGGGGAGCGCGGCGACGCGACGGAGGCCGGCGTCGCATGACCGCCGGGACGCTCCTCGTCCTGCTCGCCATGTTCCTTGGCTACGGCCTACTCCTCGCCGCCGTGCTCGCCGAAGGCAGCGGCGCATGGGACGCCGACGAGGAGCGGGAGCGCGAGGGGTGAGGCTTCTCATGGCACTACCCAAGGTACAAGGAAGACAGGCAAGGGCTCTCGACGCCGCGGATTCCCTCGGGCTTTCCGCACGGGACCGCCGGCGCCTCGAGGCCGCGCAGGTCTGGCAGTGGTTCGCGCACCGGTACGCCTCGGACCTCGCCACCCGCCTGAACCTCTCCGAAGACATGGTCCACGACTGGGGCAACGCCGAGCGGAGCCGCCGCGGGCCGCACTGGCAGCTCGCGGAGATCATCGAGTGCGCCCTCGACGAGGGGATGCCACGCCGCCGGGCGCTCACGCTGCTCGACTGGCTCGAGCGGCTCTTCGGGCGCGCTGCGCACGACCTTCCGGAACCCGGCGGCGCCGTGGAGATCTCCGCGCTGCCGGAGGGGATCCGGGAGTTCGGAGAGGCGCTCACGGCGCTCACCGACCACATCACCGACGGCGACCACAGCTCGGCGGCGCACGTGCGCGCGGAGCTGCTCGATCTCCTCAACTGGATCTACCAGATGCTCGCCAGGCTCGACGCCGTAGAGCGGGGGCGCCGGTGACCGCCCACCTCGAGCCGTGGATCGTGACCCTGCAGGCGTTCGCCGGGATGGTGGATCTCTCCCACCGGACGATCGCCAACGACCTGACCGCGCGGGATCGCTCGCGTCGCGCCCGCTGGCCGGAGTTTCGCAAGGTTGGCCGCCGCTGGCTCACCACGACCGACGCGATCCGCGCCTGGCACGACGCCATTGACCCCGCTTCCCTGTCGCCGGCAGTGGCCAGGGCAATCGAGAGGGTCAAAGCCTCATGAGAGGCCGGCAACAAGTCCGCGTGGAGAAGCTGCCAGGCCAACGGCGCCATGTCGTCGTCCACGGCGGATCTCGCGAACAGGGAATCGGAGCCCTGCTCAACGAGCTCTGGCTGCGCGGTTACCGCCGCGTCCCGGGCCCGATCACCCGCGTGCGTCGCTATGCAGCGGCGCACATGAACGAGGAGCTGGTCCGCGTCGAGTGGATCGAGCCGGCCGGCGAGCCGGTCGAGCCCTCGCGCTTTCTGGGAGGAGGCACGCGATGAAGAAGAAGCACGTGGTGTTCGTCTTCACGGGTCGCGCCGCGACGGTCTTCGCGGCGATCGCCAGGCTCGCGGCGCGGGAGAAGAAGGCGTGAGGCGGCTCTGGCGGGTGACGATCACGACCCGCGGCGAGGCGACGCTCTATCTCGCCGCCGACTCCGGCGCCGACGCCGAGGCGCTCGTCTGGGGCGCGAACCTCCGCGAGCTCCTGCGCGACGTGAGCCCGGCGGAGCTCTGGAAGGAGAACGTCGAGCTCGAGCCGGCGACCTGGGAACAGGCCGCGGTGGATGGCTGGCTCCACCGCCACCCGGTGCTCCTCGCCGGACCACTGCCCCTCACCCTCCGCGACACCGTGGAGGACTGCCTCATCGAGCTCGAGGAGGCGACGTCGGAGGAGGTCGTCGCGGTATGACCCAGGCCTCCTGGCCGGCGACGACGTACGCCGAGCTGGCGGAGATCATCCGCCGCAACGAGACGGCCGGGGACGCGGCGCGCCGCTTCGCGCGAGGGGGTCGGCTGATCCCGGACAGCATCCTCGCGGCCAGAATCACTGACGCAATCAAGCGCGGGAAGATCCCGCCGCGGCCGCCGGAGTACGCGCGGATCAAGGCCGAACGCATGGCCGCCAGGCGGGAGCGGAAGAAGAAGGCGGCGGCTCAGAAGAGCCGGAAGCCGGACGCGGTGACGTTCGATTCTCCAACCACTGCCACGGCGTTTCTCAAGTCGCTCGTCGCGCGCGGCTACCAACGCGAGCTCGCGCGTCCGCTCCAGCCCGGGCAGTTCGACGTGCTCCACAACGCGGGCGTCAGCATCCAGATCCTCTTCGTCGAGCGCGCTTCCGACGATCGCTGGGCGGCGCGGGAGCTGAGCGCATGAGCGCCGCAGAAGGACATGGTGGATCATCACCGAAAAATCGACCGACGGCACTCGGTTTACTGCTGGCGCGAAAGGATTGCCCGAAATTGAATCCTCAGCGAAATTTCGCTCAGACCGTGACGCCACTGGTGTAGCACGAAAGGCTTTGAGATCAATGGCTTACGAAAACCAAGATTCCGGTTGGTCGAAATTTCGCTGTCACGCCAGGCTGCCGGGCCAATGGCCGCTGCCCCATCAATGCACGACGCATTATGGGCCATAGCCAACATGCAGGTCCAAGAAGAAACAGACAAAGGCGAGGTCCTTGCACTTTGCAAGTCAATCGCTCTCCTTGAGTTAGAAAAATGTTCAACGGCTGGAAAATAACCAACATTCTCGACGTGGGCCTGTGCGAGCTGGACACAGCCGACGGGCCCTACAACAAGACCGGATACCGGCTTGAGCATCGAGAGGACGGATTTGCTATCACGGTCGGCCTGATGGAGTACATATCCGGCTGGTCGGCGTTGGAGATACTTTACTGGCTTAACGAAAAACAAGCGATACCAAGGAGATACGACAATGAAAACCGAAGAACAAAGAGAACACAATCAAGAGCTGGCGTGTCTGGTTGATGACATTGCGTTCAAGGCATCTCTGCTGAGGATCGCGGAAAAGGCTCTGGAAGATATACGTGG